GTAATGCACTTAGCATATATAAACTGCGCTAATAAGGGAAAATTCCACCGCCCAATCATGGGCGACTTGAAACCTCATAGCATTTACATATACTCTGAAATAAGCCGCCCATAGGGCGTCTAAAAACTCTTTATTACGAAGAGAGACCCCGCGCTGGGTCTTTTAAATAAACACAACCATTTAGGTTGCAGGGGTGGGTAATTGATTTGGTGAGCCAGTACCTACCGAAAACATCACGGGCACACCCATGAAAAATGACAGGCTGAAGTCCTCGGCAGCGGCCACATAACCCATGATGGCACACTTGGCTCCAGTCACTTGCAACTCGTGAACTGGGGGGTTTTCGTCGCTCAAGCTACGCGTGTCAACAACATTGATGCGACGTGCGTTGAAAAACCGCCTGTTAGTGTAGAAAGGTAACTCCACTTCCAGGCTGGGGTTTAATTGCGCTGGGGTGACGTGTAATCCCCCTGCACCAGATCCACAACCTTCCATTATCTGATGTGCAAAAGTGTTCTGCTGATTGGTAAAACTAATATTTCTAAAGATACTAGACCCAGAACCATAAAAATAAGGCTCATATGATCCATAAGTCACAAGGCTCTGAGTCACACCATCAGAACGGGTGACGCTGCCAAAAACATCCAGCAATGATGTCGCATTGGCTTGTTCGGCGGTGTTGGTGACCAAACTAGCATTGCGGCTGGCGAGATACTTCCACCTAATCCCTCCTCTATAGCCGACAAAGCACGGCGTGAAATAATTGAGATAAGTCATATGACTATACGCAAATGCACCACTCGTGCTTTGTTGTGGACCATCCGGGCAATAGCCCTTGTAGTAAGGGAAATCAGGCTGCCTCAGATTCAAAGTCATCCCATTTGATTCAAAAGAAGAAAAAGAACCAGAAACAATGCCAGAATGCAGGCAATACCTCTTGAGCAGTTCCCTAATGCTAACTATTTGTTCGCCGAAGAACACGTCCATGGTATGGTCATCAGTGCTGCCACTGGCACCAACTTCAGTAACGACGTCAGTGCTATCAGGGGCACTCAATTGCACCTCTGCAACCTGTTCGTCTGACTCTGGGTTGATCTCCAGCACTTGGGGCACAGCCACAGGCGCAGGTGGGCGAAAGTAGCTAATATTCTCCAAGGCAGCGGGAGTAGGAGCCGCAAACCTAGCATCGTCACACATGTTAACAAACACATTAACTTCGACGCTGGCATCCACACTCCCGTCGGGGTTCGGCGTGGTCAAATCATTGACCACAAACACTGACAAGGTTCCGTTGCCAAACACATCCTGCAAAATAGCAGGTGCGGAGCTACCTGATGCAAATGAAGGCACGGGCAAACCATCACGCAACTTCATAGGGTTGCGCACAGGAAGGAAAGAATATTCCCTTCCCCAACCAACCTTAAAAGTAAAATCACGCATATCAGCAATGTCCACAATGCGAGTATACATAGTATTATAACCGGTGGATGAGCCTCCGCCATCCATCGAACGGGGATCCCATACAATTCTAAGACGTCCTCTGTGGAAATTAGAGGACACCACCTGGAACCGAAATTCCATAGAACCTCCCCAATACTTAAAAGGGAGGGCCACCATACCGCATGGCATGAGGTGATATTCAGTGTGCGCACCGGTGTTTTCCTTCTGATAAACGGTGGGCATGACCTGTGTCTGGAATAATTTAGACCCGGGCCCTGAATTGGGATTGCCAGCAGTCTGCCATTGGAACGTCGTGTAATAAGACTGACGCTTAGCCAATGCAACAAGACTCATCTCGTCTGCTGAACTAACCCCAGTGACTGCCGGATCAACGGTCACTTCTTGTTTAACGTCTAAAGACAACTTGTTTACAGCATCTGGGGTGTTCACGTTTGCCAGACCACCTACATACCTCGGAACATACACTTGTATGGGATCTATTATGGGTGGCCTGGAAAATCCAAAAAGCCTACCCAAATCACCCACGGCACCCGCACCTATCTGCGTGGCCCGGGCAAATTTACCAATAAACGGAATGTTGGTTAACTTGCCAGCCACACGAGCAACCGCCGTGGCAGTCTTGCTGACAGGTGTTTCACCATACTCGTCAGACTGTGGCACAACGACTTCCTCACTCTGTGGGGTGATAGTAAGTGGATTGGAAGCAGTAGGAACAGATAACTCTACTCCTTCTGCCCAGGCAAAGACAGACACTGTCAATTCCTGACCCGGCATGGGACCGACATTGACGTTCTTGAGCAAATTAAGCGTTCGAACGGTGACGACGCCCATTTCACTCCACTGTGAATCAGGAACGCGTAAAGCATTCTGATAATGCACGAATGGAACACATAAGGAGCCGCCCTGGCACTCCGTAGGATTAATGTAAATGTGGGGCTTTTGGCTTTCGCCAATACAATCCACATCGACAAGCCCTCTGTTAAGGGTGATTTGATCAAAAGCAGGAAGCGGGTTATAAGAAGCCAACAAACGACCATAGTAAAACCCATTGCCATTTACAACGAACTTGATGCACAAACGAGCTCTCATGAGGTTGTAATTGGCCAAACGATTCACGTTACGCGAGTCATTAAAGAATAAATCCCACGGATTGAACTGATGAAAGAATGCCATACCTGGGCCCCATTGGTACTCACCTATGAGAATTGGTCTCTCAAAGAATGACCCAAGTTGAGCATCGCTCATGTCAGCACAAGCCCTAGTGGGGTCATCTTCCCCTTCAACCCGGTAATCATAGGCCGGATTGGCGTCCATAAACTGGACATTCTGACTAAGCGTGTTGCCCTCACTCAAATTGGTGGAAAAAGTCTCACTGGATTGCGGTTCCACCACCGCAAACCCAGGCAAGCAACGTTTACAACCCGCAATGCGCTTGACATTGCGGGAGGACGGGTGTCCCCCCGTGAAGGCACTGGAATCTTGTCCAGGACATAGACCATAATTGTACGCATGCATGGTCCCTAGCACTTTATTATAGTAATTGAAAGCAAATGGTTTTTGCAGGTCTTCTCTATCGTGTGCAAAAATTTCGGATAGCCAATCCTTGACGTCGTGCCAGCGCACAACCACGAAACCAGTTTAAGGCCTTGGAGGGCCGTGCTAAATTATAGCTCGACTAACTCGAGCTCGGACAGTTTCAGCTCACTGTTAGTCCGTAGCATGGAGCGGCCATACTTCTCCATAATGGATTCTTCCCAACTGGGGAAGGGACCCTTAAATCTAGACCTAATATGGGATCTAATAATTAATGGCGCCTTCTTTCTGGGCTTTGTTTCCACTACAAAGGCTTCCACAAAAGCCCACAATTTGGGAACGTGTTTCTCATACACCACACTCCCATGCTGCACTAACTCGTGCAAGGCCGACTTTATGAGGCCAGCATAGTGGTCATTGATGTCCAACTTCTTAAAGTCGCCCCAAACGAACGGTTTAAATATAGAATCCATCGCCAATGGTGCAAGACACAATACCACTTCGTTTGTTGTGGGCTGAACGTAGAGGTTAAATTTCCTCTTAAGAAAGCCAAAATCTTGAGCATACGTGGTGACAGTGTCACCTTTGTCGGAGCCCGTAATGACATAACCCAACTGCTTGCCATAGTAAATTGTAGCTGGTTGGGTTATATCGGATCCCTTAGGTACCCTCACGACGACATCATCACCATAAGTAACGATACTTCTTAGGCTAAACTCCATATCCTTGACCGTCAAACCAGAGTAATCTCTGGCATAATCCTCCATGTACTTACCACATGCGACATCGTACTTGATCATAGCATGTATTTGACAATTTATCAACATATTGGCAACACAGTTAATCATGGTCGTTAATGGGTTACCTGACGTGTTCACTCCAGCCAGCTTCACAATGGTCCCCAGCATAACGACACAAGGGTTGCATATGTCATATGCAATAGAGGCCATCACCAGTCTGTCCTCATCCGTATAATTAAGCAAATGTGAAAGATTGATAAATATATCCATGACAGCCGAAATCACTTCGCCAGACAAGCTCAAATCGAAACCACTATAATCCGTGGCTACGAAGGCACTTGCTTCTACTTGATGCCTGTACAAAGGGACATCCACATTGCCATTCACAAGGCTCTTGATTACCTCCAAGTAATAAGCAGTTGGATCTAAACCCACAGAATGTCCACATGCCAACGGATCGTAACCCAAAAGTATGAGTATAGGCTGGAAATACATACGCATAACTACTATGTGAGCAAAATCCATCTTATTGATGTGCCTCATAGGTTTCGTACGCCCATCTGCTTTAACAGGTAGGACCTCATCTTTAGGACATATGTAATTCAAGATAAGCCCAACCTCTCCAGCTTTGCGCCTGTCTATAATGTCGTAAACGCTGTCTCTGATCTCCATTGAGATTTCATTTTCTTCAAAGAAACAAATAAAATGTTCATCGTGTTCAGGACTATACACATTTGCAACATAGTCAGATTTGACTCCTGGAAAGGCAACACCGGCAGATGTGTTGATGGGCACCTTGCCACCCATATTTAGCCCCTTGCCATCAAGACCGCCTTGAATATTCAAAGTACCCATTTCGGCAAGCGCTGGTACATCAGAAACTATGTCGCAGCATGCTCCATACAAGGCTGATCCGACCTTTTCCTTAGCCAAGGCCAAAAGATAAGTGTCCACAGGCCTTGATATGCTGCTCTTGGCAATAAAAGCGCCAATAGTATCATGCATCTTATAGCTTAAAGAAGGTATGGCATACGCATTCAACAAGTGCGGCACATCAGGCAAATAGTCCATGAGGAAGTCCACATGACTGGAAATTTGTATACTGGTCTTAGCTTTAACGCTGTCTACCATGCCATTCTTATGTAGGGTACCGACAAAATTATAAAAACTATCAGTAAGTGCAGGCTCCAACGCACCTGGCACTCGCACAGTGACGTTCGGATCTATCACCAAATCTGTCTTACTATATTCTTCCAAGTAAGGCGCTCTGATAACATAGTTGTCCAACCGATAGTTACCCACGCTGCCCAAAGTCTTGTTAGATAACTGTGCCTTCATAGCAGCCATTAGGACAGGATTGATGGGACACGCCGTCACCATCTCATTGATGGCGTGAGAACCTGTGTGCATGCCCACAACAACTCCTCCGCTCATGACTAAAGAGCCACACAGTCCATCGTTTCCACTTCCAGTGATCCAATATGATATTGGATTGGGTAGCAAAGACGCAGCAGGTGAGTCTGGAGAATACACGTGCGATTGCAAAGCCATGTATTCACCACTGACGAGATCCACGGTGTGCACACCATCTTCGATACTACTAGTGGGTATCAACCGCGTAAGAGTTTCTCCAGCACGTAACGTATTGTCGAAAACCAATTTCTTAATCGTTGGTAAATCTCCGGTCACACTGGCGGGAAGCTCAAACATGCACATGTCCACATCATGCTCAACCGAGTTGACAGACATTCTGGGGGCAAAAGCGATATCTGCTTTGCGAATGATGTGCTCTTTTGTGACCCTGGATGGATCGTGAACACGCACTGAAAAGTGACTATAATCCCGAGCGAATGCATGGGCCACAGTCACCATATAAGTGCCAGAGGCGTATTGATCATACCCAAAGACATACATGTCAGACTTGAATACGGAGCGCTGGGTAGTATTTAGCTGCCCACCAACGCATGGTATAATGGTGATCCTGTGGACACACCTTGCAGCCAAATTCCTACTGTCTTGCACGGTCTGTGTAGCATCCGCCCTACGTAAGCGATCTTTACTCATCGTGGCATAACTGCCCTTAAAGGACACCTGACGTGGCACCACATTCAACTTAGGATCAGGTACCACTGTAATTTTACCTGAGCCATCAATAGTAGTCTGGGGGTCCGCGATGGGGTTGGGCCCCATGCGCTTGTTGAATTCACATCCTATCTTACTAATGCGCCTGCCTTCCAAATAAATTTGAACACACTTCCACAGCATACCTATGGTCATGCCAGCAAACACGCCTCTCACAAAGGTACGTTGCATTGCTGCACGCTTTTCCTTACTAGAAAGTTGCCGTAGCATCGTGGTGTATTGCATCCTAAGGTGGGATCGTGTGAAGTTCAAATGGTCCGACGTAAGCATTCTGAATCCATTGACACGGTCCCCCAACATGACCGAGAAAAACACAGCGCGTAGATCTACCCTAAATGCTCTAGCAAGGAAACTCACTATTGGATTAGCCCTTCTGGCGGCCACAAATGCCCAACAAAACAACAACAATTGATAATGCAGAGCAAAGGTGATCAAACTGTACTTGCAACGTTCACTAACAGTCTGACTACCAACCATGCTGGAGAACCAACCAGTCCTCCCCCAACAAATGCCGTTGCACACTACCCACGCAGGGCTAATCAATGGCATCACAAAGAGAGCAATTGTTTTAACCCAAAAAGTACTGTAAAATGCCACATTGTAGCATTGATACAGAAACCAATCGTTGTTTCCCGGAAAGAATCCGGCAAACTGCATGGACTGAGGCGTGACCGTGGGTGCGTCTTCAAACACGCCCGGAAACAACAGCTTCCTGGTACACTTATCCATGGCAGATATTGACGCACCATTGCTATCTTGCAAGTGAGACTGCTGTTTAAATAACTCGCGCAACATGTCTAAAGTAATATCTTCAGAGGTTCGCTCGACGCCCCTGTAAGTGAACGTAACAAACTCCCACAGATCATCGTCAATGCCTCGCTTAGTACTTCGTTGGGTGGCCCTGCGAGCTAACTTAAGGTTGTACTTCTTGTATGACAACTTCCACGGATTGACTGTGTATATGTCACGACCGTCTGCTGCAACTAAAGTGAAATCTATCTGTCCGTCGGGCCCTCTATACTTATCCTTAAGCACCACATCTATCATATCGTAGCGCCTAAAAACGGCATCTACATTGGCCATGCCGGGAGCATTGCCATACCTATTCTCAGCGTTCGCAGTAGAGATAACGGCATCCAAATGGGGCTGCACAGTGCCTTTCTTTTCAGCTTCTGCCAACTCTGGCATAAAACCTTGATTGTTAACAAGCTGAATTAATTGCTCAGCCCAATTTGCTGCTACACATTGGCTAGTCTCGCCATTCTTGACCAATGCATTAACGTCGTCAAAAATGACGACCTTAGTGTCGTTAGATAAGCGATTCCAATATTTAGACATGGGTGCATAACAAATCTCATGTTGCTGATACGGCATGCTGTCACGCCCTGGTCTCTTAACAGAGGCCACTATGTATGTGACAATCTTGGTCAGTTCAGACTTGCCAATAGCGGGTTCTCCTACCAGCATGACAGACAAAGGAGCGGGCACCCTCATGCTATGTATAGCATGAGAACGCACCCTTGAAGTGATCTTCGTCACCATGTCTAGCTCCTTAAGAAGAGCTTGCGCTATAGTGAACTTGTCACCTCTAACGCTCATGTGTTTATTTGTCAACCGCATTTGCATGGCTTCAAGAACCATCAACATCTCGTCTCGAGTCTCTCGATCCATGATGGCCAAACTTGCCTCGACCGACTCTCTCAAAGACACTGACTCACGCAACAAGGTATTTACATCATCTGGAAAGGACCAATTGATCAAATACTCTATCCCGCGAGATATGCAGTGTGCCAACATGGCAACCACGCCATCCACAGTTAAGGAAGCGGAAGTAAATGACGCAAGGCGTGTTTTATGTAAGGCACGTCCGATGTTGTTCAAATAGTGCAATCTTGAGCTCATCAAAGATGGAGCAATCAACGCAGCAGAACAGAACTTGATGATCTTTTCCACAATGTTGGTTAAATTGGTGGAAATATACTTCATTACGTCCTTGCCCATAGCTTCGCCAAAGTCTTCCAGAGACTCAGGTCGCACTTCAAGACCTGTGGCCAGAGACCACAATTCCTTAGCCACCCAATCATAGATGGCCGAATCCAAGCCAAGAGCCATCAAGATGGCGTCAACACTTGCTATTATCTGAAAGACACTGCGATCCTTACACTTAACAAAGCCATACACCTGTATTGCTAAGTTCAAAAGGATACGACCTGTTTTATCTTCCTGCGATCCCTTGACAGGGTTACGTAAAACGAGCGCTCTGGTTTCGTGACTCAAAAAGTCCGAACCTTGTTGACTCTGATCTGGAGCAGACGCCCCAGTTGTTTGGTGTCTAGCAACGCCAAAACGGACCATGTGATCAACCCAACTTGGTTGAACACCATCGTCTCGCGTAGAGCACATGAACTGTGGTCCAATGTTTCCACAAAGACCGTCAACGTTGCCAACTCCTGATGGTAAACCGAAAAGCCCAGTACTGGCCAATTCGGTAGTGCGATCCTCATTAAGAGGGTCGTTTAAGTAGCGGTTATCAACCTGATTTACTTGATTAAAGATATTCATGGTTTATTGTAAAGTTGTGTTGGGAGGGTTCTACACCAACACGGATGAAAGGGCGTTTGTGGTGCCGCCCATGTAGTTTCTAATCAAACAAAGTATAATGCACAAGATTCTGAATCTTATTATGAATTCACCATTGTGAACGTGACCTTGAAGCCCATGGTCATCCATCACCGCTACGAAATGGATGCCATGGTGTCTGTTAGCCTCCGACTGTTGTGCAATAACAAAACATATGCCACATAGAGATATCCTTTAAGCGCATCTCCGGCCATCCTACGCTTACAATTGCGATCTTAAGATTTCACCGGCGAACAAACTCTACATGCCATAGTTCACATTAAAACACCGACAGTGTTCCGGTTAATACCGGTTCGGCGTTACAACTAACAAACTGAGTGATATGAAGCAGCCGACCATTAGCATATCACTTGAGAGGAAGGTTGAGTAACCCCTCACCCGAAGGTGCCCTGTATCCTCGCTCTCACAAATGTGAATCTCACCAAGAAGACAAAATTATGTGTCTATACTGAGACATAAATTACAATAATATGACAAATATTTACACATTAAATAAATCACATTGATAATATAATACATAAAAACCGCTAATAATACACGTATGATGCTAGTGTTACACATACACTATTATAAATACATGTATGCGGCTAATATACAATAACTAAGGACTTCTTACCGAAGAACATAATGCTCAAATGTAAGTTGTTCCTAAGTAGAACTAATAGTACAAGCCCAGTTCTCAGGATCAAGAACTGGGTTGGACTAGTCATTGCAATCTGTATTGCAATGTTCCGACGATCCAAATCGAAATGGGAACCTGCGTG